ATTCTTTTTGTGGTGTACATTTATCCCATCCTTTAAAAACGTGTGCTTTTCTACCACCGTGACTTCCACTTGTTTTATTAGCACCATCATAACCAATACCATAAGGTGGGTCTACAATAGCCAAATCAAAATAGTTATCAGGATATCTTGCCATCAATAACATATTATCCTCGTTTGTTATTGTAATGTTTTCTGTAATTTTCATAATTATAATTTTAAAGTTAAATCATCGTTTGGACTTGGTAAAGTAACACCAAAGTATTCAAATGTAAAGTTATTAATTTCTGCGAGTAATTCCATAAATTGACTTGTTGAAAGTTCAGTAGTAGATTTTATTCGTTCTATTACTTCGCCTGTTTGTTCGTTTACAAATAATGCTTCTTTTAAAAACTTTAGTTTAATTAAATCGTGAGTGCTTTCATTTGTCATTATATGCCCAGCTTCTTTTAAACAATTTTGCACTATTGGAATAATTACACCATAATAAAATCTGTTTTGTTGTGTGCTTCTTTTCTTTTTTGACTTTTCTATTTTAATAACTATTTGCTTACCCTCAAAAGTTCCTATTGCATCTTTAATTAAATTTCTGTTGCGTGTTAAACTTCCGTTTTTAACTTCGCTAATTATTTCGTAATTCATAAAAACTCTTGTATTTCTTTTGGTAACCAATCGTTATCATCTACATTAAATTTAATTTCTTTAAATGGTTGGTTACGTGAATATTCACATTTTACTATTGTAGAATTATCTTCTTGACTTTCTACAAAAACTACAGTTTCTGCTTTTTTTAATATACTACTCCCAACGTGTCCTACAGGTTTTGCGGTTCCAAAGTTTTTATGTAGTATTCCTGTGCAGTGCATTTTACCTTTAGCAGTCCAATTTAGTAATTTTTCTGTTAAACCTGTACTTTGTTCTAAACTATTAAAATCGGTTACTAAATCTACAAAACCATCTATTGACATTAAACCAATGTTATTTTTAAATTCACTTTCAAATACAACCCAATCAATAAAATCGAAACGCTCTTTTGGTGTGTATCCACGTAAGCCAAATGTTTTATAAAATTCACAATTACCACCTATCAATTCTAATACTCTGCGTTGTACTCTTTGTGCGTGAAAATGTGATTGCTCTGTATCAAAAGAAAGTACAAATTTCTTATCTGCATTATGCCCTTTAATGCTTGGGTTATAAACATTTGATTTACCACCAATAAAAGCTGCTTCAATCATAGATTTAAAAAATGTTTTACGACTTTTAGAAGCACCTACTATGCAACTAAAATCACCATAACTTCCAAATGGTATTGGGTAACTATTGCCTTTGTAAATACTTTCGCCTATGCTTAATGCAATAGGTTGCTGTTTTATTTCTTCTGCAGGATTAATTAAAGCATCTTTAAACATTTGTTTAAAATCTATTATTGGTTTTGCTTCGTTAATTAATTCGTCGAAATTTATATCCATTATAAATAATTATTTGTGTTAGTGATAAATTCATTAATAGTTTTTTCAAATGATTTTTTAACATCGTCAAACTCCCATTTTTCTATAATATTTTTGCTAAATTCTTTTTCGTGTTTTTTAATAATATCTAAATTATTGTTTTTAGTTTCTAAATCCTGCACTAATTCAAAAGTAATACCTTTTTCTTTCATTAAGTTTTGCAAAGATTGTAAATTTAACTCACTTGTTAATCTTTCTATGTGAGAAATTAAAGGTAAATCTAAATCATTTTGTACTTCTTTTATTGATTCTTTAATATTTCCGTGTCTTAATAATGAAAAAAATATATTAGCTGCTACTATCTTTGCAAATAAAGTTTGTTCAGTAACTCTTAATTCAGTTAATTCGTTTATAGTTTCCTGCAAAGTTTTTAATGCTTCGAAATCTTCTTTATAAACTTGTTTCTTTTCGTATAGTCTTTTAAAAGTATTTCCTAATCTTTTAAATGCTCCGTTTGCTTTCCAACTCATAACCTATCTAATTTAATTTGTGGTTTATTAAAGTCTTTTTGTCTACTTGCCCAAGTTGATAATCTACGTTCTATACTCCAAGTGCGTTCTAATTCAAAACGCATTTTAGTTTTTGATGGGTTTGGTTCAGTCCAATATTCAAAAAAGTTTTTAAGTAAATCTATTTGATATTTATTTTTAAAAGGTATTAATGTTTCTTTAAAAGCGAGTGTGCGAATTTCTAAATTCGCCTTACTATCTTTATTTATATCATTTACATTTACATTAACATTTACATTATCAGTAGACGAAATTGAACGCTCGTTGGTTTTCGTTGCATTTCGTTTACGAACTTCAGCACTCTTTAAACCTGCTTGTTTACGTTGTTCTAATTGGGTTTCCCACTTAATTAAGTCCCTTTTTAATTGCATTTTAATTGGTTCAAATGCAATATTTAAAAGTAATTCTTCCGCAATAGGTTGCTCATCATTTACATAAGCGTAAATATGTTTAAATAATCTACCTGCTACATCATCTGGTAATTGATTAATCAAACCTTGACTATCTGTATATAATACAAATGATTTTTTATCTTTAGCCATTACTAACCTCGCTTTCTGTAATTTTATTTATTTCTGTGCGAAGTGTTTTAGCAAATTTAATTGCAGTTGATTTATCTAATACAATATTAAATAATTCATTTTCAAAAAGTCCATTAATACTTATTACATCAACTAAATTTTCTAAATTATCTTCTTGAATTGTTTTTTCAACTTTAATAAAGTCTTTGCAATTAACAAAGTCTAAAAATTTTAATTCAAATTTTGCCATAATAATAAAGGTTTTAAGATACCTATAAACTATTAAATTAATAAAAAAATCCCATTCATTTGGTAGTGTTGTGGAACGTACCTCCTGAATAGGATTTTATATAATATTTTAATTTTACGTAATGCGTTCCACTTCATTACTTTGCAAATATAATATTTTAATTTAAACCTGCAAAATTAATTGCAGGTTTTTATTAACAATCTAAAAAGGCAAGTCATCTGCAGCTTGTTGTAAAACTGCTGATGGTGCTGTAAAAGTTTCAACACTTGCATTATTTACAATAGTTGCATCTTCTTTATCTATTCTCCAACCATTTAAAGAACAATACCATTTACCATTGTAAGAATTACCTCTAATATTAATTCCAACCTTTACAGATTGCCCTACTGCGTATTTATCTAATACTTCGCATTTGTCTTGCACAAAATCAATAGGCACTTCTTGTGGATATTGCTCATCTGTTTTAACTACTAATAATCTTTTTTTGAAAGTCCCTGCACTTCCTACTGTTTCTGTATTTCCAATGTGGATAATACTACCAATTACTTCACTCATTTTTATTTAATTTAATTAATTATTTACGTTTAAAATCTTCGCTTTCATCTTCGCCAAATACTCCTAATTCATAAAACCCTGTAAGTTTTAATACTGCTCTACTCATTGCACGTTTCTCTGCCATTTCCATAACATACCAACTTTGCGTGTTACCATCTTTAAAACTATCTCCTTTTAAAGCACTACCAAAAGTTTCAATGCGTGTATTTTCTTTTAATGCAGTTGCTTTAACTACACAAAATTTAGGTTCACAAGTTATAACATCATAAGTTATTTGTACTTTTTCTTTTGCTTGTATTTTATCAATACCACTTCTGGTAATAATAATGTAATGCTGGTGCTTGTACACATCATCTTTAGTTAATTCAAACTTAACGTAAAGCTCTTTTAATTTATCTACATTCATAACTTAATATTTAATTGTTAAACTATCTGCTGAATATTTAATACTTACTTTAGGTACATCATTACCATAGGCATCAATTACATCTTGTTTTAACGCAAGTTTTAATAATTCTTCACGTTCTTTTAAATCTGCATTTAATTGCAACCAAATTAAATCATCTGAAAATTGTATCATTTGCCTACCATTTACAGGGTTAATTTCTATTCCGTATGCAATTTGTTTTTCACGTGGTAAACTTGCCTTTAATTCATCTCTAACGTTGCTTATTGAAGTTGTTAAACGTTCTGCCTGTGCAAACGCTTCTACTTTGTCAATTTCACCTGCATCGATTAGATTTTTAGCGAATGTTTTAGATGATAATTCTAATTCCTTTTTGCTTGGTAAAAAATTAGACGTTGCAATTTCTTGCATTTTCATTAATTCATAAAGATTTTTACTCATAATATTTTGTTTTTAATTAATAATACTGCAAATATAAATATAATTTATTTAATAAAAAAATATTTTATTACTTTTATTCAGTAATCATTGTATAATTTTTTCTAATAACTGTATCTATTTTAAAAGCCAATTCATTTAGATACGTTCCTTTTGTTATTTGCTTACTTTCAAATACTGCTTCTAACATCGGCTCAAGTGCAAGTTCTAAATCTTTGCCTTTGTCTATAATTTCTTTTGCTAAAAAACTATTAGCACCGATATCGTTTAGCTCTGTAATTAGCAAATAAGTTAAAGTTGCTATTTTATGGCTGCTTAAATTGTGTTTTTTATTATTATTTGGTTTCATATTAAAATAATTTAGTTTGGTTAGTGTGGTTTTTAATACGCTCTATTGCTTTGTCGTAATACTCTTTGTCTAACTCACAAGCAGTCAATTCAAATTTATAATCGTGGCAAGCTATTGCTATTGAACCTGAACCTAAATGTGTATCTAATATTTTATCGTTTTCTTTTGCGTATTTATCTAATATCCATTTATAAAGTGCTACGGGTTTTTGTGTTGGGTGTATTCTTATTTCTTTGTTCTTCATATCACCTTGTAACATTCCATTCCAAGTGTATTCAAATATCTGTACACTTTTATGTGTAGAACATATAGCAACTTCACCTTCGCCAAATGCAGTGCCGTTTTTATTCCAAACAATTACTCCACCACATAAACCTAAAAAATTACCCCCCCATATTATTTGATTCTTACTTACTCTTTCAAGTTCTAAATAATATTTATTATCAGGTGCTATATTCTCAAATAAATGATACCCTTTTCTTTTAGTAGCTTGTTTGTTTTGCTTTTTATTATCAGTTAAACCTATTGCATCTATATTACCATAAGGTGGGTCTACTATTGCTAAATCAAAATAGTTATCAGGATAACGAGCCATTAAAAGCATATTATCCTCATTTGTAATTGTTATTTTATCTGTTATTTGCATCTTAATTTTGTATTGGGTGGCTAAATACTACATCTTTAACGGTAGTGTATGGCAAACTTGCACGTTTGTTAAAGTAATTACTTACGTTGTTATTTTCGTTTATTGCTTCTAATTTACGTTTACTTAATTCTTCTTCAAAATCTCTTTTTAATTCTAAAAATAAATTAATACTTTGTGCTGTATTTTTATCTCTAAATAAAATTAATTTCAAATCTAATAATTCCTCGTTTTGGTTTTTAACTCCTGTTAAAATATTCCAATAATTTGTTAATCTATTTTTCATTTTATTGTCCTTTACTTGCTAAATAATTAAATAACCAAATCAATTTTGGTCTTATAAATTCGTAACCTAACCATATTAATAAGTATTTCATAATTTTAAATTTTAGTTATTATTTCGTTTTCTACTAATATCAAATCTTTTTCAATTAAACCTTTTTGCTTTAGTAATTTAGCAAGGTGTACAGCTTCTTTTAAATTGTATTGCTTTTTCTTTTGATAGTGTATTAGTTGAGTACTTACTCCTGTGTGCTTACTTAACCTGTATGCGGTTAAGTCTGTTTGTCTTAATAACTGTTCGATAGCGTTGCTCATTATATTTTGTTTTTAATAGTTAATAATTTATTTTTATATGCAATTGATGCTTCTTCTACTGTTTTAAAATAACCTAAATGAGTATTTTTTTTATTAATAAAAATTTTAGAGCAATAATTATTATCTCTTTTATAAAAATAAACACCAGTAGGTAAGCCACTTTTTTTAGTTCTTTCTTTAGACATATTTTCTCTATGTGATATAACTCTTAAATTATTAATATTATTATTTGAAGTATTACTATCAATATGGTCAACTACTTGATTAGGAAAATTACCAAATTTATAATCTAAAAATGTTGCTGCCATTAATTGTTGAATTTGAATTACTTTTATTCCAAGTCCTTTTATACTAATTCCAATTCTTTGATACCCACTTGGAAGTGATTTTAATTTACTGAAATCAATTTCTCCAATAAAAAAATTTTTAGTATTTTTAAATAACCAATTTTTATTAATTTTTCTAACTTTTCCACAAGTTGTTACTTCTACATTTGTTTCTAATCCGTTATAATAAACTGCTTTCCATTCCATTATTTTATTTGGTTTTTAAGTTGTTCAATTGTTTTTTCTAACTCGCTCATATAGTTTTCAATTTTAATAAAAGCAATACCTATTTCTGTTTGTTCTGTTACTTCATAATCTACTGCTTCACTACAATACAGCTCGTGCATTTCTGCTCTTAAATCTTCTAATTTAGTTGTCATAAAATAATTCCATTAAATTGTTTATAGTAATTTCTTTTTTTGTTGTTTCTTGCAATACTCTGTACGCATTTTCTACTGATAAATTCATACAGCTAATTTCTGTTTCAAGTGTAGTAATTAATTTTTTACCTATGTAAGGATACTGTTGTTTGTAAAGTAATAATTTACCTTTGTTTTCATCTGTTAATTTTTCATAAAGTTTTTTCATAATATTTTGTTTTAAAGTTAATGCAGTTTATAGTATGCTGCTCCACTTTGTTTTTATATTTCTTTTATATTGTCAATTCTACTTTCTGTATTAACCCAATGCTCGTCATCTATATATGATGAAACTTCGTGTTCTAATTCTATATTGTATTTACCTGTTTTTAAATATTGTTGATATTCTTTTTTTGTCATTTCAACTTCTTTAGTAATTTGATATGTTATTACTTCTGTTACTGTTACATTTACTTTCATAATTTCTATTTGTTATTGTTATTAGTTCAGCAAATATAAAACGTTTAATTTTAATAAAAAAATTTTTTACTATATTTTTTTGCATAAAAAAAGGTTAGCACTCGCCAACCCTTTAAAACATTGATAAAATTAGTTTAAAATATTTTTAAATAATATCCTATTCCTATTCTTTTTTCAGTATCAAATGAAGCATTTATAATATTGCCTCGTTTATTTTTAATACCAATTCCTGCAGAAAATAGCGGTTTGTCTAATAACAAAGTATTTGCTACGTTTGCGCCTATATAAAAGTTGTTTCTTACTTTGGGTGCATCTACTTCCATAGTTTGTGGTTTAATAGTGTAGTCAAACTTCATAGCGTGTATTTTACCGCTTACTTCACCGCTTACTTGAGCGTTTATATACTTATCGTCAAATGATTGCTTAAAAGCGTTTATTTCAATTGCTTTATTATAGGCTTCTATTTTCTGCAAACTATCCATTTTTAAAAATTCGTTTTGCATGCGGTTATTATCTTCAAATAGTTTGTCAATTTGTGAAACGTAAAAACCAACTCCGGCCGTGTCCCTAACTTTTTTTGTTATTGGAACGTGTACTATATTGGTTTTGATTATTGCGTCCCCTTTGACTTCTTTGGTTTGTATTTTTATCTTTTCAACAAATTGCGCTTCAGGGTTACAACCTTTAAAAAAAAGCAAAGCAAATAATAAGGCCCACCCTAAGTAAGCTAGGTAATCAATTTTTTTGGTTTCCATTTTTATTTATTTTTAAATTCTACGTTATAGCCTAATTCTTTTAATATTGCGTGTAATGCTGTTTGCACGTCTTCACCTACGTAACCGTTGTCCCAAATTTCCGGGTTTGGGTGTTCTACTTTTTTGCCGTTTAAATATAACTTTGTCCCGTAACTTGTACAGCAACCGTCAGCGCACGTGTGCGTCCATTCTTTTAAAGTTATTATAATATTATTTTCCATTTACAATATCTTTTAATTGGTTAAAAACACTTTCCTGTTTTTCACCCCAAAACATATCACAGCTACCGTCTTTAAATGGCGGCTTTGCAAAATAGCTTTGTTCTAAATTGTTATCAAATGTTAAATACCTTTTACAAAAAATTTTTAACGGGCAGCCAGTGCCTTGGCATTTAATTATATTAGTCATCTGCTAATTCTTTTATAGCCTCTTTAATACTTTGGCCCTGGTAACCTAATTGAACTAATAAGCCAGTAAAAATGTCAAACATTTCAGCTGTATCTAAGTCATCGTTTGGCGTTTCTACTGTATAAATAGTTTGGTAGTGTTTAATTTCTATTTTCATATTGTAATTTTAAAATTTTATGTAATACTTTGTTTACGCTTTCCTTATTTAAACCCCTGTTATAATTGAAGTTTAAAATTCTTAAAATTCTTTGTTTGTCTGATAATGGCATAATTAAAAAATTATTGGGTTAATGCTTTTTTGTTTTTCGTAATAATTAAATATTATAAAGCTGCTGCTTGTGTTTTTGAAGTTTGTTTTAACCCAATCACTTGGCGGTGAAAATGCACCAAAGTTTTGGTATTCAAAAGCAGATGATGAAGTAAAATCTAAAAGTAATTGATGGCTATCTCCTTTGCTAAATTCTATTGTGTAATTATGCAACCTGTATTCATCAATGTAGTTTTTAATCTTTTCAATTTGTACTGCATCTAAATGTGGTTTAAAACCAAACTTCATATTTTTATCATCTTTTCCGTGTGATAAAATAAAACATCTGTTTTCTACGATATAATGGTCGATAAATTTTCTTTGATTAGTTACCTTAACGTTATCATATTTAAGCTCTATATACGCTTTAAAAGCACTATTAACGATATATCCAAAACTTCCTGCGTGGTTATCATTACAAATATTAATACATTCTATACTATTGTAGTAAGGAATTAAAGTATCAATCATTTTAATTTTAAAAACTAACCCAACATCAAACGCTTTTTGGTTATCCATATTTTGCGGTAAACTATGCCCACCACGTGTAGTAACTGCATCGTAACCATCCATAAAATCGCCTAATTCGTGAATTATTAATGTATCTGATTGCTTGTTTACTAAAGTTTGTGCAACCATAGTTTCTAAACGATTGTTTAACTCTAATTCATTCCAAGCACCATCGTATAAGCTGTAACCATTTTGGTTTACTTCCATACCTACGTGAACATCAGTATAAACTAATCTGTCAAAAATTGATAAATCTAATTTACGTTCTATTTTAGGTAATTTAATCGGTACAACTAAATCTTTAAAAATGTTAGTAAAATCAATTTCTTTTTCTAATTCTACTTCCGTTTGTGGTTCTATGTATTCAGGGTTCTTTACAAATATGCTGCTTTGTTTTGTTTTAAGCCACATATGTTTTACCGAAGTGTTTGGTACATCTAACTCGTTTGTAGCGTTGTAAATACCCTCGTGTTGGTCTAATAATCTGGCTCTGTGTCTTTTAATATAAGTGCGAAGTAAATCTACATCTTTATTAACATTACCACCATCGTTAGTGTTTAATAATCGTTTTGCAATTTCAGTATCAGTACAGTTTTTATTATCCTGTAATAATTCAGTTAAATTAGCATCGTAATCGTTCCATTTTGAAATTCTCATAATTTATTTGTTTAAAAGTTTCAACAAATATATTAATTTTTTTTGTATAAACAAATATTTTTGTTATATTTGCATATCATAATTTTGTTTTAAGTTAATAATAAGAAAAAACCCTTGCAGTATATGTAAGGGTTTTTTTGATTTTACCAACGAGCTTTTACTCCTCGAATATCATAATGTACAAAGTTTGGATATATTCCTATACCGCCCTGCTGCATTTTACCATTTGCTATTAAACCCTCAATTATTTTTGCAACTTCTTTAGGTGTCATACCTTTTACAGTAATATCAGAAGCATTGCCTTTTAAATGTTGGCTATCTTTAACACCACCTATTTTTTTATTGTAGTCTGGCGACCTGTATGCAGAATTAATAATAATTGTTTTACCAATAGCATCACGTAAGACTTGTAAATTTTTAGCTAATTTAATAATGTTAATCATTACATCGTTTGGCATTGTAGAACCATCTTTACAATTAAATTCTTCTAAAGTAAAATTAGTCGTTATTTTTGCCATCGTTCCTTTTTTTAATTGTTTCAATAGTTTTTAATACTGTGTAAAAAATAGAAGCTATTAATAAAACTATTTTTAGGGTGCTTTCTATATTTGAAAAACTTAACATCATAGTTACTGTGTTTAGAAAATATAATTTTAAATCGTTATGCGACATTTTTAGCTTTCATTAAACGTTCAACAATATTAGTAACTCCCTCTATAGTTATGTAAGAAGTAGCAATAATAACCCAATCAGTAGAAGTAATAACTCCAGAGAATAAACCTGCTGAAGCTATTACAAAAACAGTTAGTTTTCTACTTAACCACTTACTTAATATAAAATCTATTTTTTCTTTACTGCTCATTACTCTGTAATTTCTTCTTCTTTAGGTGCTAAAGTTTCAATAGCTTGTGCTACATAAACCGCATCGGCTAATTGTAATAAACCGCCTTTTTGTGCCAAGTGTGCTACTTGGATTAAGATTTCAATAGCTTTTCTACTTTCCATAACTTATTTTATTAATTTTTTTAAATCGTCAATTTGTGTTTGTTGTTCTTGTATTGATTTTATTAAAATAGGTACTAAATTTGAATAGTCAACACCTTGCATTTTTTCGCCATCTTTTTCGCCAAATGCTGATTGCGGAACTACTTCTTGTAATTCGTGAGCCATAACACCAAAAGAGCGTTTGTCTTGGTTTTTCCATTTATAATCGTAAACATTTATCTTTGATATTAAATCCAAACCATTAAAAGATTTTAAATCTTCTTTTAGTCTATAATCTGAAACACTTACATAAGCCACACTTGTTGCATCTGAAAAAATATAGCCAACTTGTGTTCCAGCGCTTGAAGTAAAATGAATAGGAATTGATTGTACGGCGGTTGACTTAAAATTCATACCAAATTCATTCAATCCATTAAAAAGAAATTGCATTTTTGCTGATGTTCCATAAATTGATGCATTTGTACCTATGTAAATATTTCCGCCACTTGGTTGTAATGCTAAATTATAAACAGCAGTATTTGCATCATTTCTTTGAACTTGTTGCCAAACATCTCCATTACTTGAAATACCTGAATACAATCCATAAGAACCATTGTTAGACAAAAGAGCCTGTGAGCCATTTGTAGCCGAGCCTAAAGTTGGTCCCGAAGTAAAAGGTCCGCCTGAATTTACAAGTTTAACGCCCGGGCTTGCAGTTCCTATACCGATATTAGTACCATTATCAAAAATTGAGCTATTTTCTAACGCATTAGTTCCGTTAAATCTCGGCACATAATTATCCGTACCACTACCGCCAATTTTATTAGCATATAAGTCATCGAAGTTATCATCTGTTTTTATAAATGCACCTCTTAAAGTATCTCCTGTGCCATCATTTGCTGCTGCACCTACGTTTATTATCTGTTGAGCCATTGATATATTTTATCTATTGTTATTTGAATTGTATCTACTGTGTAATTTATACTATCAACCGTAAAGGCTATATTTTTTTTTTAAATTAGTATCTCCGCTATGGCTATACTCGTAAACTTTACCCAACTATTTGCCATTATTAGATTTTAAAGTTTCTACCTTTTTTAATTGCTCTACTTTAGCTAAATATAAATTTAGCTTTTTAAAGTTTTTTATCTTTACGTTATTATAAATACCAGCCACTATAAAAATTTTTTTTATCAGGGTTTACATCATCATTATTATTACCAAAATATTCAGGGTAAGTAGTTTGGTTAAAACACATAAAATCAATAAATCTTTGTGTATAACTTTCTGCAATATCCCTTTCTTTTTCAACTAAAAAATCAACCTCCGCTTTATCTACGTTAGTTGCGTTTTCAGAAGTATGTTTAAATAAACCTTTGTTACTTAATGTATATGCAGCAAATGGTAAATAGTAAACCATTGCCCAATGAATAAGCATAGGTTTAACGTAAGTTGTTAAAAGATTTTTATAAGCTATGTTACCAGCTTGGTTAATATTACCGTTTAAAATCAATTCTTGTAACTTATTGTAAAGTTTAGAACCTAAATAATTTTGAATAGTAATATCTTGGCTGATTTTAATATACTCGATAAAATCATCAGCATCTAAATTACCATTTACTATTGTAAATTTCTTTACATCTTCTGTACTTATTAATAGTGCGTAAGCCATAATTAGTTTTTATAATTTGGGTGGTGTCCGTTATTTGGCATATCAATAGGTTTTATTGCCACCTCTTTTGGGTTTCTTAATCTGTAACCGTATTTTTCAGCTTTGTTAGTGCTTATTTTCGTTGCGTTTGGGTTGTTTACATCTACTTTTATATTGTCAAAAGAAACGTAAGTTTGTCTTAACCATTTGTGATTGCAATTAACACCGCCCTTGTATAAAAATAAACTATAATTTTGTCCGTTATGCCCTTGCCCTGCATTTACAGTATTGCTATCTGTGTTATCAATATCTTCTTTTCTATAAATTTTATTAGCACTTAACATTTTTTTGCAAAATTCTCTTTGCCCTGTTTCTGCACCGCTATATTTATAACGTGTAATAAATCTTACACCATCAATGTTTTCATCTTGCTCACTTTTTGCATTTGGTCTACCTGTAATTGCTGTAGCAAACTTTTGTAATAAACTTGGTTTTTTCTTATTATTTAAAGCTTCAATTTCTGCATCTAATTCTGTTTCAGTATCTAAATCTACTTCTGTTTCATCAATTAAAACCCATTCATCACCTAAAACTTCGCCTTTGTCAATTAATGCGTTTGCTAAATTTGGGTCTGTATGTGCAGATAATTGAGTTCCTGTTTCTTCTGTTACTTGGTCTGCTGTTTGTGCGTTTTCTAAATCTGTAAACTCTAAAGGTTGAATAGTTTTAAAGTATAATTTTAACTTAATATTATTAACCGCTAAAATAATATCTAACACTTCTATAATTTCTAATTGATATGGTTTGATTACCAAGTTATCATATAACAAAGTTGCTGTTTTAATTTCATCTGCATTATTGCTAAAACCACCACCAGCATCACGAATACCTAAAAGCATTGGACTTGTAACTCTATGCCCTACAACTAATTTTTCGAAACATTCTTTGCTTAAATATTCATAGTGAGCAGGAGCATCGTTTAAAGGAATATCATCTACAGTAGTTTTATTTTCTACCGAGCTGTTAAAACCTACAATTACTTTTTCACCTTTTGCACCTGTTAATTTACGTTTAACCTCGTTTGCAATTTCTTCTCTTTTTTCTTCTGGTGGCACACCATTATTAAAATTTATAACTTTAGTACCACTAAAACCATTCATTACATCGTTAATAAGGTAATCGGACACCTGTTCCTCAAGCATTGCGTATGGCAAAGCACCACTATAATCTATGGGCGTATAATAATGGTAACCACTAATATACGGTTTGATAACGTAAATTTCAACTTCTTTACCATCACCAAAACCGAAAGCAGGAATACGTTTTAATTCATCACTTGGTTTTTTATTTGCCCAATCAGCGTGGTAAAACCATTCTTCAATTTCGCCTTTGTAATTACATTTACCTGCTCGTAAAGTATGCATAGGGAAGTGGTCTATAAAAGATACTTCACCTTTATCGTAACCAACTTGCATAGCAGCCATACCTAATAACTTGCGTTCTAAACCTACTTTCTTTAAGCAATTAGGTTTTATTATAGAAATCATTTTAGCGTACTCATCTGGCTTTTTATTTGCGTCTAATGCTGACAAACCTTTTCCGTAAATCATATTAGCCACACCTGTAATAATAGCGTTATTAGTTGTGCTGTATAAATACCTTTCAATTAAATAATTAAAATAATTATTATCCAATCCGTATTCTACAAACTCACCTTTTTTACTTTCGTTAATTTGTGGTGAAGTATAAGCACTTAAATTTAAAATGTGAAACATATTATGTAAATATTTTATAATCGTTATTTGTTGCGTGTTCTATGTACTCATCTTTATTTATACTATAATCTGCAATAGTTTGATTTGTACAAAAAACTTTATCTCTATAAACTACATTTGTACCATCTAAAATAGTAAGCGTGTAATATTTATTTTGTTTAATTGGGAATATTTTAGAAGTAGTCACGTAATATCTATCTATTGAAAACGTGCAATTTAATTCTACTTCTATGTTAGTTTCTTCATCTCTCAATACAATAGCATCAGCATTACTACCATAAATTATAGCGTATAATGTTTGTGCAGTTGCTTGTTCTCGTAAGATTATCATATTCTTTTATTTAAAAACACAAAAGTTACGATTTTGTTAAAACAAATTATTATATTTGTCAAAACAAAAACAAAATAATTATGAAAATATGTTCAAAATGTAAAGTACAAAAACCTTTTGAAGAATTTAGTTTTAGAAAAGACCAAAATAAATATAGGGCAGATTGTAAAGAATGTAAAAAAAAATCATTAATATTATGGAGAAAAAATAATATTGTAAAATTAAAAATTTATAATAAAAAATATTATAATAAAGATTATAAAAATAATAGAAAAAAAAATGATATTTTATTCAAATTTAATTGTGGTGTAAGAAATAATATATATTTTGCTTTCAAGCGTGGCACAAATCAATTTAAAAAAACTGCTAATACCGAAACTATATTAGGTTGCACAATAGAAGAATTTAGAAATTACATAGAAAGTAAATTTACAGATAATATGTGTTTTGAAAATCACGGAGAATGGCATTTAGACCACATAATACCATTAGCATCAGCAAATACAGAAGAAGATATTATTAAATTAAATCATTACACTAATTTTCAACCATTGTGGGCATTTGATAATTTAAGTAAAGGTTGTAAATATTAAAACAAAAAAAAAGCGTATTAGTTAAAATACGCTTTCTAAAATTTATAAAATGATTAAATTAAATACCATTTACAACTGTAAACCCAGCTAAAACTAAAGTAGCATCTATAAAGTTAGCAGGTACTCTTTCCATTCCTGTTAAGCTTAAAGTGTAACCAGATAAATCTCCCATTGCTCCGCCTGTTACAATAGTACCACCTGTTACATCCATTCCGTGTTGTAAACCTGCATAAAATAAATTTCCGTTGTTATCTTCTACAATAACTTGTGGTCTTCCGTAAGATAATAATTTTAATTCTTTATTATCTTTTGGAGTTAATTTTTTAAATGTTAATTCTAAAACTTGCTCAAAAAACGTTGTTCCGTTCTCTCTTGAGCTGTTAATATTTTGAGTAAAGGTTGAAGCACCTTTTAACTCGTATTTGTATGCTGTTGGTGTACCAGCTACTGCATCGATTACATCAGTATTTGTAACATCGTAAGTGTAGCTTGTTGCATCTCCGTAATTTACAAAGTATACATTCTTTAAACCACCTACGCTATTTTTACATACCTCTAATCTACCTAAAGTTAAATCACACATATCGTATATATTTTTTAAAAGTTAAAAAAAAAGGTGGTGTTTATTGCACCACCTTTTTATAGTTATTTATTAATTATTAATTATGCAGGAGTATAAAGTACGATTTCAGAACCGAAACCATATTGTACACCAGCTAAAAATCTCATTATTACTCTAATGTTTTGAGAACCATCGATTTCTGACATATCAATTACTCTAACTTCGTTTAAGTCTGATAATAAAGAAGTACCAAAGAATAAGTTTGATTTTTCAGCAGCCATCATAAAGTTAGAAGCTAAACCGTTAGCAACAAATACTTTCACACCGTCAAATGATAATGAACCGTTGTTAAACCATTGTGTTCCTTGAGCGTTAGTACCATTGTTTGAAGTAGCTGCTACAGAAAAACCGCCTAAAGCTCTTACGTAAGCACGAGCAACGTTTTGAGAAACATAAATGTATAAATCTTCTTTTCCGTATAATGTTGCAGGGATAGCATCAACTACTTTACCCATTTCAGCAATTACGTTTGCAGCAGTTACAGTAGTACCAACTACATCAATTACTGTAGCATCAGCAGTAGCCAAAGTTACAAGTCCGTCAAATTCTCCTGCATTAGCAGTAACACCTCTCCAAATGTTAGTTTCTGTTTTTTCAGCTACTTTAGCTGCTACGTGTGCGATTAAGAAATCAGCAAAAGTTTTAGGTAAAGTATCAAAAGCTGATAAACCCATTTCCATTCCTTGCCAAGTTGCACGGAAGTCTTTAGCACAAAGCTCTAAATTTACTTGAAACTCTTCTGGTTGGATAATTCTTTCAGTTAAAGTAACTGTAGAAGTTGCGTCAAAAGCACAAGTTGCGTTTTTAACGATTGCATCAGTACCAACTCTTTGGATAACTGATTTAAATAAAATGTTTGGCATTACTTCGATTCCACCATTCTCGATAGTTGAAGCTGATAATAATGCAGCAGATATGTATTTCTTTGAAAACTCACCTGCATAAGTTGTTGTAATACTTGTTGTAGTAGCCATTTTTTTTTAATTAATTATTAGTTTGCTATTTTGTTCATTACTCTGTCTAAAGTATTCATTCCTCTGTTTTTTGAGAAAGTTACTTTTTCTACGTTTGATTTTGCATCTGGGTTGTGTGTTAAAGGTTGAGCGGATAATTCTACCACTTCAGTTACCTCAACATTTTTCATAGACGCTAATTCTGTTTTTAAACTTTCGATTTCAGCTTTTAAAGCATCTACATCTTCTTGCGAAAAGTGAGATTCTTTAACTGTGCTTTCGATTACTTTTTTAGCAGTTGCTGGTGCTTGTGCTGCCTCAACCTCAACTTCTACTTCAGGTGCAGCTTCCTCTTCAGGTGCTTCAACTTCCATTTCTTTGATTTCTTTGATTTCGCCCTCTACCTCAACTGTTAAAATCATTCCGTTATCAAGAGTGTACTCACCTACTGGTACTGCTACTCTATCTTCACCACTTACAATAAACACCGCTTGACCTGCTTCGAATAATTCCGCTTCAAGTACTGTGCCGTTGTCTAATGTCATTTGCTCTAGTTTGATTTCCATACCAAGCAATTTTTTGATTTCTGTAATTACGTTTGACATATTTATTAAATTTATTTAAAAACAATATTATTTAATTGTTGTTATATTTTATTAAAAATTTTCAGTTTGTTTTAAAACTGTGTTAAGTACTCCAAGTGTATTTCTTGCTTGTTCAACTTCTTTAATACTATTTACATCAATACCTAAATCTTTTGCAGTACTAATAAAATCATTTAAAAATTTTTCTCCTCCATTTAAAAGTGCTTTTGAATCAGCGTTTAAAGTTTTAGATTCTTTTTGTAGAGCAGTTTTTTTATTTATAAATTCTACCCCTCTATCATAAATAGATTTTCCATCTGTAATAACTCTTTTTAAGTTATCTAATAAAGCTAATTCTACTTTATGCGTTCCTAATTCAGTTTTGAATAGTTTAGTGAACATTTTTTTTTCTTGTGAAGTCATTGTTTATTTATTTAATTGTTATCCGTTTACTCTTGTTATTGTTCTTACTCCGCTTACTTCTGTAATAGTTACACTATCTACTCCGCTTGTTTTACCTACTGCTTGTTGTCTTAATTCACCTTTACAACATTCTTTGCTGTATGTATCATCATCACACAAACAACCTTTTTTGCCACCTATTGGACTTGTTTTACTTTTTGTTTTCTGACTCATTGATAAGTTTTTTAATTTGATTAATAATTTCATCTTTTTTATTTTGTGTACTCAACTGCTTTTTTTCTTCTAATTTATCTGCAAAATATCCTTCTAAACTAAAACCTTTTACTTTACCTGTTTTAACATAGTCATTCCAAATACCATCATCCTCAACTTTAACAGAAGCCATCCAAGTACCTACAGGCACACTTAAATTGTAAATAGCACTTTTGTCTTTTGCCATATCTTCAACAATCCAACTTTCAACTACGGTTAAACCTTTAATTTCTTTTCCGTGTTCTAAAGTCCAATTGTTTTGATTACCATTTTGAAAAAATAATTGGCTTGCTTTGTTTACAGTATCTTTTGAAAAGTAAATATAATATTCATCTTCTCCGTTGCGTCTGTAAATTGGCTTTTCAGGAATTAAAACCGCACCCATTAAAATACGTTTTTCAGTATCTACTTGTGCAAGTTTAATTTCTTCAGCTTTTAACGCTACGAAATTAGACTCAATAGCAGGAGTTTCTACAACTGAAATTGCATCTACACCACTTAAAACATCTTTATCGTCTATTATTAATTCTATCAGGTTCATATTATTTTATTTAAAAACATTAATTTCTCTATTTTGTTATTTTTTATCCTATACTTGCGTTGCTAATTATATTTCTATCTAACGCTTGTTGACTTGTAACTTGGTTTGCAACTACAAACGCTTGTATTGGTTGTTGGTTACCTAAAGTACTTGCTAATTGATTAATTCCTGTATTACCTACAACGTTAAACTGTGGTGCAGCAGGCATAGATGGTGCAGCACCACCGCCACCGCCACCAACACTACCACCACCGCCACCGCCAGAAGCAGAAGCTGATTTCATTTTAGCAATTTGTAAAGCACTAAACACTCCAGCTAAACCTGCTTGAACAATAGGGTAGGCAGGGAATAAAGCAGTAATAGGTGATTTTTGTGCAGTTGTATATGCGTTTTGCACACCTTGAATACCACTTATAATAGTTTGTGCTATTGCTGCTGCCTTTCCTATTTTAGAACCTTTACCTGCAACTTCTTGAAGTAAATTTAAACCTTGATTTGCAAAATCTGCTTTAGCATTGAATAATTGATTTTCTTTTTCAATTTCTTCATCTTTTAATTTCTTTCTGTCATCAGAATATTTCTTTTCAATAACAGCACGTTGTTCTTCGCTTAATGCTTTATCTTCTAATAATATTCGCTCTTGTTCGTTTAATGCTGTTCTCCTTGCTTCAAATGCTAACAGTTCATTATCAATTATTATTTGTTGTTGTTCTACTTTTTTATTTCTTTTTTCTTCTTCTATTGCATCTTCTGCTAATATAATTGCTTGGTCTATTTCTTGCTTCTTTAAAGCAAATTCATTTTCTGCGTCTACTCTTGCTTGAGTTCCTGCATTAGCACCATCAATTACACTTTGTAAACGCTCTAACTCAATTATTTTATTTTGTTCTAAAGCATTCTTTTTAGCTTGTAATTGTGCTTCTTCATTTTTAATACGTTCAGCATTAAAGTTAGCTTCATTAATTGCTAAAGTAGTTTCTGCTTCTTGTTTAGTTTTAGTTAAATCTATTAACTCTTTATTTAATGCTAAATCATTTGCTTTTTGTTCAGAACGTAAACCCTCAACTTGTGCTAAAACTCCCTCACGGTTTGCTAAAGCATTTGTTAAAGCAACTTGATTTTCAATATTATTATTTTGTGAAAGTGTAGATTGTGCTGCTGCTATTTGTGCTGCTGCTTGTGCTAACATAGCAGATTGCTGATTTTCTAAAACATCTTTTAATTGATTATTAGCTTTTATTCTATCTTCAACACTATTACGTTCTTCATCTCTAACTTGTCTTAATTTTTCTGCTTGTCTATCGTATTGCTCAACTAAACGTGCTTGATTTGCTTCTGCTAATTTTGCTGTGTTTTGTAAATTAACATTTGCCTTTGCTTGTTCGTATGCACTTGCAATAGATATTTTACTAACCCCATCAATAGTACCCTCTACAACTGCGCCTACTTCACTAATTGCTTTTCCAATATTATTACCTACTTGCTTACCAGCTTCTACTGCATCAGTTCCTACTTTCTTTAAACTTGCTTTTGTTTCATCTATTCGCTCTGTAAGTTTCTTAATTGTCTTTGCATCTTTGTCGCCAAAAATACTTTCCTCAAAAGCTAAACGTACTTCATCAATAACTAATTTAATTCCAAAGAATGCAGCTTTTAATGGTGTTAAACCTAACTTTAACAAACCACCTATTACAGCACTTAAACCCTCAAACCCTTTACTTGCACTGCCTACTTTTTCAACAACAGAAACTACTACGTTTGTAATTTGACTAAATACATTTGAAACAGTACCTAATACTACACTAAATAAATCTGCTACTTTTTGATTGCTTGTAAAAATTTCTTTTAGCGTTGTCATTAAACTAATAACTAAACCAATACCCATAGCTTTTAATGCTACACCTGTTGCTTTAAAACCCTCGCTTAATGATTTTGTGCTTTTCTCTGTTTCCTTAACATTTTTATCAATATTATCTAAAGACTTTTTACCTGTCTTTGCAAAATCTTCTACAGAATTTTCTAACCTTACAACCGATTTGTTTAAGTCATTAATATCTTTTTCTGCTGCGTTAGCATTTACATCAATTTCTATTGTTTTTTTAATTGCCATTTTATTGCTCTTTTAAGTTCGGTTAGTGTATCTGGTAATCTGTATTTTCCTTTTGCAATATCTATTGCTTCGCTTGTGCCAAACTTTTGAAACTCAAGCATTTGTATTACTAATTTTAACATATTATCTCGCTTGTCTTATTACTATTATATCTCCTAAATTACTTTGTACGCTATATATTTTTTCTGCACCTGAAGTATTTGATTTTAAATCTAATTCTACATAGGTATCAGCATTTGTAATACTTATTATTTGCCCTGTTGGGTCGTTTAAAATACTCCAAGTTAAAGCTACTCTACCTACTGTGTTTATTCTAAACGGTTTTGCTAAATTATCAATTTCAAATATTAATGAATTATTAAAATTTAAAGTTCTAAAATCTTGTATCAATTCAAACTTACTTTCGTAGGTGTCTAAATCGGTTGTAAAAGAATTTATAATATACCTTTTATCACGTATTACAATTCTGTCGTTTAAACGCAACGCTAATAGCTCTGAATAAGGTAAACGCATACTTACCTTAACCATTCTCGATTTTAAACTATATAAGTTATTCAAATAATCAAAATAATAATCTTTAAATAACGTATTGTTAATAGTTTGTAAGTTATAACTGCTGTACTCAATACCCCAATTTAATGTATGTATATTGGTTTGATATTTTACATCCTGCCCAAATACATTATAATTTGTAATATGATTTGTTGAAACGTTATTATTAAAATAAAAACTACAAGCTGCATTTTCGTATTGATATAAAATAATTGGTTTTGGTATGTATGGTTTAAATTCTTTATTAAGCGAATACCCTACCTGTAAATTAGTACCTGTAAATTTATTAAATGTTAAATTTTCAAATGGTAATTTAATTGTATAATCAGAACCATCGTTATTAAATTGATAATTTAGATTACCATATTCTTTTGAAGCATTATCATAATAAGCACGGTTTAAAAAACTTTCGCTTTTCTCGTATTCAAAATTTACTTTTTTATATGGTTTAATTCTTTCGTATTCAAAATCAGTTACACAATTTTCTGAAAAATCTTTTATTTGCCCTTGATAATACCAATTTTCTAACTGCTCTAAAGTATAATTTTGCTCATCAAAACTAAACGCTGTTAGGTTAAACATTTTTAAAATGCTGCTAAAGAAATCACTTACTTTAATATCTGGCATAAAACTTGGTAAATCTAAATTCGCTACAGAAGTACCACCACCTGTACCAGAAGTTGTAAGTGTGCTTAAAGTATTATTTGCATCATCATATTCATATATATTACTTGTAACAGAATTGCTATAAGTAACCGCTGTAGTTGTGCTTAAATAAACTTTATAAACACCACCTGTAAAAGGTAATTGAAAACTTGCAGCACCACCTGTACCTGTTACGTTAAAAAGAAAAGCATTATTAAGAAATACACTAACTACATAAGTAGTAGAAGCTGAAAATGTAAATTGATATAAACCACTTGCTACAAAAGAATATCCTGTTGGTGTGCTTGAATTTAACTCATTTAAAACGTTAGGGTTAATTACAAAGTTATCAGGGTTAATTGTTAGATAATCTTGTCCTACTGCATCAGGAGTATATTGCATTAATATCTTTGCACTTAATGGGTTAAATACATCTCTATTCTTTAACCATAAATACGCTTTTGTAAATCTGCTTTGTGTTAAAAAGTTACCATTAAAACTAACTCCATATTTATTTTCTATTGCATCAAATATACGTGCTATTTTTAAAGCAGGGAATAATTCGTAATAATGCATATGGTGTGCATTTTGGCTTATATCATTTACACCACCGCCACTATACTCCCAAACTCTATTACTTGAAATTAAAGGGAATGCTACATCGGTATCAGAAGTAGTTGTTATTTTAGTTTGTACAGCTGCACCTGTATAACTAATAGTGTAATCGTTTAACTCTGCAATATCTTTTAATTTATCCTCACCGAATTTATCACTCAAAGAAACTAAATTACCATAAAAAGTAATCTTGTAATCTTCAATACGATTATCTTTTACTGTTGCACTTTCTAACTGCCATTTACCTGTTCTAAATACTTGAGTATCTATTTCAATATATCCGTTATATCTAAAGTTTTGGTTGTAGCCATTGTCTAATGCGTTTTCGTACCAATGCCTAAATATTTCGTTATTGTTATCACTTGCAGGAATTGTGAAACTCTGACTATAATCGGTAAATACTTTTGATATATCATTAACATTTTGTATAGAAGAAGTAATACTAATTTTTTCATCGTTAAATAACTCAATACGTCTTACGAGGTTTGTAATCTCGCTTGTTTCATATTCTGTTTGGTCTGCTGTAATTAATGTGCTATCAATAGTTAATAAAGTACTATCTATTGTTAGCGGTTCTGTTGTAAAAACTCTTTCATCTACATATATGTATAATGCTGTTTCCATTATATTACATCGTTTATTAAGCCATAGTTAAATTCAAACTCAATTTCGTAATTTATATTTTTATCTTTTAAATGTGTTTTATATTCAGAGCTTTGACTTTTTACTATTGCAGGTTTGTTATCTAATAGTACAACTCCACTCATTAATAAATCTTGTATTAAGTCAAAGTAGTTTTCATCTACCCAACCTGTGTTACATTTTATCTTTTGTTTACCTTGTTGGTTAAATACTCTTTTTTGCCCTTGTAATACATTATAATTTACGCTGCTTGGTAATAGGTTAAAGTCTTTAGAAGTTACATCTATGCTTTGTGAATTAGCTTTAAAAAATGTAAGATATTGCCAACCACCAAACCTATTTATAAACGTGCAAGTAATTGGTGTGTATTTAGGTTCGCATATTTGCTCAACTTTTAAATTAAATACTCTTGGCTGTGTGTAAGGTGAAAAGTCTAAATATGAATTACCAAAATATGGCAACTTCCATAAACTTGGTGCTGTATTATTAAAAAATTGGCTTTCATTACCATTACTCCAAACAATATCATTTGCTACTGTTTCTATAAAAGCGTTTATGTAATTATTTGCTGGGCTTTTGTAGTAAGTAATGTTTGTATTTACTAAAGGCAAAACTGCACTTGTATCATCGTTATTAAAGCCACCTGTATAATCTGTGTAACCATTTAAACATACAAAAGTTTCAGAAGATAATAAAGTGTAAACTCCTAAAGTAGCTTCTTTATATCTTTTAACTACGCAATATGCCCAAGTTAAATCATTTTCTTGAGTAGGTGAAGTTACAGATACAGGTGCAATAGGTTTAATATATTCACTTGCGTAATTAGCTATGTTATAAATGTTTTCCGTTTGCGTTGGACTTGCTATTTTTTTACTTAAAGTATAAGTAGGTAAAATAGGCAAACCATTACTTTTATTATATAAGTATAATTCTACTTTGCTACCTAATTGGTTTGCTTCATTTATCAGTATAAAATACGGACTTCTAACAAATATCTTTTTCATTACTTTTTATTTATTGTATATTGTAAAAATTGTTCTAAATCTAAACCATAAGCTTCTACTAATTCATCAGGCAAACGCTCAAACGCTTTTTCAAATGGTTTGGTAAAAAATAAACTTGGCTTAATACCATTCTTTAATATTCCACCTGCAATTAAATAAGCTGTACTTTTAAAACTCATAAATTTGCCACTCTCCCTATTACGAAATTGAAACCTACGTTTTGTAACCCAATCTTCAATAGGTTTTAATGGTGGTCGTTTACTTGAATAGCTAAATGGTGTATCGTATTTTTTTTTAGTTCCGCTAACTCCTTTGTCTTGAAACTCACCATAATTCTCCATTAAAAATTCTAACCTAAAACTATTTGCACTAACCTGTATTTGACTATCTAAACTATTGTAAAGATTTTTGTTTACATTCTTATTACCTTTAGTTAAATTACTTCTACTTTGTTGTATAACATACTTTGCAAAGTCGTTTAAGTATTTGCTTGTATTTTTGTTATCTAACATATAGTCATATCGTTTCTAACTAACACATCAAACGTTAACGCCCAACCTGCTAAATCGTTTTCAAATCTCTCGGTAAAAGGTTCAAATGTAGGTGAACCTGTCAACTCAAAAAAATCAGTTCTTAAATCGCCTCTATTTAATCTATCCATTACTCTAACACCCAATGCCATTTGTGTATTCCAAACATCTACTTTGTTGCTTTCATCTTTTTGATTAAGCAAGTCCATTAAAAGTATTGTAATATTAAACTGAATTACATTACCTTGGTGCGTTGCGTTGTTAATCATTATATGTGACAAAGGGAATAGTGTACGTTTAGATAAATCTACTCCAAATATATCTCCCTCTGTAACTGTATTTACAAAAGGTTCGTCAAGTAACGCTTCTTTTATTTTATTTATTAAACTATATACCATTACGTTTTAAATTTTTTATTTCTATTTCTGTTTTTTCTTTTTCAAATACTAACCACGTCATTAATTGAGTGATGGGAAGTTTGGTAACTGCAGCAAATCGTAAAATGTCGCCTTGAGCTGCTCCGTAGATTGACTGATACCAACCCCATTTTTTTCCAAAAGCTTCTTCGCTTCCGCCGATTGTTCCACTTCGCTGTGTATAAAGTCCATCAAACCGCTCACGCAATCGTTCGTTAAAGTCGAAAAAAAAACCAAGCAACCTAAAACTACATCTAAAGGCATATATTGTAGAAACTCTGCGTACACTTCTGATGATTGATATTCTTCTATTGTATATAAATCTTTAACTTTTGTTTTTATTGGTCTAAAAAGCACCGCCATTGCTTTGTGGTACGTTGCTACATCACTTAAATAGTTTTCCAAATCAATATACTCACCAGAAGTCATATCTTCTAACTTTGGAATAAACCCAAATTCGTATTCGCCTAACTTAAATGTTCTTATAAGTTTTGGCTTTTGACTTAACAGCTTACCTAAATGCTCTAATAAATTATCAGTATCAGCTAATCTAATACGTGCTACATCTTTTAAATCTATATTGCAAAATATCTCAATAGTCTTTTGGTTAACAAATTCACTCGCCTCGTTATCCTTAACTAACTTATCAAACTTTTGATATTGCTTAAGGTGAATTTCGTTTAGTGTTTCTGGTATGTTAATATCTATTTTCATATTCATTTATTTAAAAACATTAAAAGTTAATTTTTGTATAAAGTAAAAACAACTAAATTTGATTAGTTGCTATTTTGTATGCGTGTATAAGTTTTTTTATTTCTCCTACGTTATTTGGTAAGTTAATCTTAACCTGCTTACCTGTTTTTTTTAATATGTGTACTTCTACCATATAAATCATTTCGCCATACGTTGGTTGGTTAGTATACATAATAGCTACCTTTGTTTGGATTGTCTAAATGAAAGGTAACATTATAACGTATTGCATCAATAGCGTGGTTAAAATCATCTATGTATAATTTGCTGCCTTTGTTTAGGTATGCGTAATTGTTTAGCTCTTTTGCAATATTGCTGCTTTCGTTATCTACAATAATATCATAGTCAAGCATCATAGTAACACCACTTTCAATAGTTCCTTTTTTAATTGGTTCTATATTTAAACCTTTGTGCCTTAAATCAACTATTAACCTATTCTCTGCACTATCAGCTATTATTAATTTATTAGTTGCTTTATCTGTACATATTTTTGCGAGTTCTTCCATTCGTAAACCATTTTGATACAAATGCTCTTTAACGTAAATCTTTTTATGGTCTTTGTCTATTGCAACTTCTATTAGTGTATCAGGGTCAATACTAAAACCAAAGTCCAAACCAAATGAAGTAGGTAAATTGTGTGGGTTAAATACTCCAAACTGCCAATTAGTAAATACAACTCCCTCTGCTTTTTCTAACCAAGCACCCATTATTTGATGATTGTACTTTTGCTTTCTGCGAGTTTTCATATCTTCTAACTGCAATATAAAAGACTCTGATAGGTTTTCGTAATTATCTAAATAGGTTGTGTGTATGTAGGTTGTATCTTTGTGTATTAAATTACTGCCATCTGCAATACCTTTGCTTTCAAAGAAACGTTTGTAAATAAAGTGTTCTTTTGTTGCAGGGTTTAAAACTAATATAA